ATGGAAATCCACGGACTGACCCAATTCCAACAGGAACTGGCCGATACGCTGTGGGATTGCCAAAACGAAGACGAAGTCAAGACAGTGATTGACTTTTTTGGCGACCCAGCCTACACAGTATATCAACTCATGGTTGCCGCACACTACGACGATGAAATCCAAACACACGAAGATGTAGATTTGGCTAAAGACGTCATTGACAACCTGTGTAAATAAGCATATACTACGCTTTTAAACATTAGAGATAACACACATTATGGCAACAGCAAAATCCACTAAAGGCTCAACAGTACTTGAATTCGATACTGAAGCTATCCGTCGACGCGAACGCGAAGTAGCACGTGAGACTGACGAACAAATCCTGACACGATTGGCAGAACGCTTTGATATCCTTACCGATATGACCAAAGCCGTTAAGGCAGGCGATATTCGCGCAATGATCGTATCCGGTCCTCCAGGCGTGGGCAAATCACACAACGTTGAAGCTGTCCTACAAAAGGATGACCTGTTCAATAAACTGGCCGAACGCAAACCCAAGTTTGAGATCGTTAAAGGCGCTATGTCAGCGATCGGGCTGTATGGCAAACTATTTGAATTCAGTGCCAAAGGCAATGTGGTTGTATTCGACGATTGCGACAGTATCCTACTGGAAGACCTCAGCCTTAACATCCTTAAGGGCGCACTAGACTCGAGTCGTCGACGCTTTATCAGCTGGAACACAGATAGTCGTATCCTAAGAAGCGAAGGCATTCCTAATCGCTTTGAGTTCTGCGGCAGTGCCATCTTTATTACCAATATCAAGTTTGAACACATCAAGTCTAAGAAACTGCGTGATCACTTGGACGCATTAGAGTCACGCTGCCACTACATTGATCTACAGATGGATACCAATAGGGAGAAGATCCTACGTATCAAACAGATCGTTAAGGGCGGCATGCTGGACGATAGGGACAACCTTACCGACATTGCCAAAGACGAGATCGTTGAGTTTATTGACGAGAACCAAAATCGACTGCGTGAACTCAGCCTGCGTATGGTATTGAAGATTGCAGACCTGCGCGGCGGCTTTCCTACCAACTGGCAAGCAATGGCTCGTACCACTTGCATGCGGAGGGCATAAGGTGATCCAGATCAACTTTGGCGGCAGGCAAGTAGCGAGGCTGGCCGCCTTGTTGACTATGATATTCACCCTGTATGTACTAGGACTTGATCTCGGTGGCGAACACTTTTGGGCACTGGGATCAATCATAGCCTTAACACTATTAATGGAGTTCCTAGCACACAGCGCGGGAATGGAAGCAGGTATTGAGTTGATAGTTAATATGAAAGAAGCTGAGCGTAATCGCATCATCCGCCAACTAAAACAAGAGGATGAATCATGAAATTCACCAACTGCCAATGGATTGGGCAGGGCGAAGGATGCAATCACCAATCCTTAACCGATTCAAGTTATTGCCAACACCATTACCCACGCATCTATGCTGTAGGATCGGCCCTAAGCCGTCGCCGAGCAGACCAACGATTGGCTGGCTATATTGTTCGCAGTGAAAGGGATCCTACAGCAACAGATCCGGATACCGATCACCTACCAGAGGTCACAGTATGAAGGTTGTGCTGTCTGTAATTACGCTGGTAGCCTGCGCCGGTCTGCTACTGGCAGCAGGATGGATCATACCCTGGACTATTAATACATTTGGAGCCACACTGTGGCCCAATCATATCATTCCCTACACATGGGAAACAGCACTGGCAGGGGCAGTTATACTGGTTATTTTTACCCCGCGTGTGACTATTAAAAAGTCTTAATCACCACGCACATCAGTATTCAGCACAGGCTTAATCATACGGCGCAGTTCTACTTCACGCCGGTGCGCCGCAGCCTTACCACGCACAATCTCATGCACACGGATCTCAATCTGCTCTTTGCTGGCTAACTCACGCAATGCTACACAAAGACTCCAGTCTTTGTTTTCCTTCTGCGCACGATACCAATGCTTGTTAGCACGGACTTGCACACTGCGCATTACAGTAGACTCAGTCTTTGCTGTAACACCAATGTAGTTGAGACCATTTACGATCAGTTCGTAAATGATGTGATTGCGATCGCTACGCTTCTTGCGAGCGGCTGCTTTGGTGGGTGTGTGTGCTGTATCCATATGCGTATAATACAGCAGGTGGGTCAGACTGTCAACGTAGGGTGCCGGGGTGTGGGATTCTGGCAACAGGGTGAGGGGGGTTGGGTATACATACACAAGTGTTGTAAAAAAACAACAACTTGCTTGCTAAAATCTCCCAAAAACCTTTCAAAATAATCCCACCGTGTAAAAAACTCGACTTAGATTAAAACCCCGGTGATCTAGATCTCCACTTCTGCTTTCTTTTGCGCAGCAATTTTTTTGGGCTAGCTCTACCCCTCGGGTCCCCTTTCAGGTCCTGCTTTGTTGTATTATATAAATAATTCTACTATGAGAATTGTTGAACTTATTACAGAGCAATCTGCAAATGTCACAGCACAGTTGCAAGCATTAAAGACGCAGGCCAGTCGTCAACGAGCAGCCGGCGATGAGTCAGGTGCCAGAGCCAGTGAGCGTGCCATGGCGCAAATATCCACTCCTACAACAACAACAACAACAACTACGTCTCCCGCTGCCGATCCCAATTTATTAGCTGCTGTGCGGGATGTTGAAAGTGGAGGTCGTGCGGATGCTGTCAGTCGTGTAGGAGCAGTGGGCAGTATGCAGACCATGCCTCGCACATTGAAGGATCCTGGGTATGGAGTACGTCCAGCAGTAGACAACAGTCCTGCTGAGTTAGAGCGAGTAGGGCGTGATTATTTCAACACGTTGTTAAAAAAGTATGGTGATGCTGAAACTGCGGCAGTAGCGTACAATATGGGACCAGGAGCAACCAATCGTTGGATAGCGGCTGGATCGGACATTACCAAGTTGCCCCGAGAAACGCAGGCCTATGTGCCCAAAATCATAAATCGTTGGTTTGATCTAGCTGGGTTTGGTACAGGCAAGTCCAAGCCCACACAAGTTGCTGCTGCTACCAATAATACACCTGTGTCCGTTAAAAAGGCCTAACTGTTTTATATTTTGGGGTTAAAAAATTTTGCGCAGTAATTTTTTCAGTGTTGTGTATAGAGGTTGGGTTTGTGAGTGAGTGTATATATTTTATACTTTAGGTTTTAATTTTTTCATATCTTCCCAGAAGCCAGGGTCACCAGGATTTTTTGTTGGTGTAATTGGTTGAGGTTGTTGTTGTTGTGTTGCGTACATAGTTTTGTGTTCCTTAAGTAAATGTAAATGGATAGTTGTAGGTTGCTGAGCCACTTTGTCCTTGTATATAGAATATTAACAAACTGCTATTGTTAGTTACCAAGTTTACTATGCTGTAGGCCACTGAGCTGCCCGGGCCCCATTGTACAGTTTTAATGCCTGTTCCGTATGTAGCAAAGAATGTTTGGTTGCTGGCTGACAAGTTAACAATAGCAACGCCGGTAGCGTATTGGTTATTAATAGTAAATCCTATAGGATCGTTAGGTGTAGCAGTGCCATCTTCCAGTTGATTGCCGGGAATCACTGGACCAGCAATTTCTGTATAGCCCAAGGAGCCGTCTATGCCGGGTGTTCCGTAGGTACCACCACCTGTGCCAGCAGTAATGCCGTGTCCAATTGTAATTCCTGAGTCAAATCGTATATTGTATGGTTGTGTCATAGTGGGTTGGTTTCCTTTTGTAGTATTTATAGTATGGAGTGGGTAGATGTGATATGGTGGGTAGATGTGATATGGTGGTTTATAAAATTGTCACGGAAAAAATTTGCGCTTCGCGCTGCGCTTGTGTTGGCCCTTATGTGTGTGTGCCGGATTAAATATCTGTATGAACATGTTATGGGATCGCCATCCGGAATTGCCTTATCGTGCTGTAGCGCCGTGGCCGCGTGTATATACACGTGGTAATCAAGATTGGGTTGCTGCGGTAGATTGTGTACAGACCTGGTTAGAGACTTCGGTAGGTCGACATTGGTGTGAATGGACGTGGGCCGGGTGGAGTTTGGCACATAGTGATCTATGTGCTGTAAGTTTTCGTTGGGAGCCCGCGGTCAGTATGTTTCTATTGCGGTTTGGTGTGTTAGAAGATTAATTTATTTTCTCAGTGCATCAAATGGGCTAGTGGGAGCAGTAATCCCGGCATTTTTTTTCAATTCTGCTGTTGAAGGGTCTGTCGGGCCTGATGTTGTTGTCGTTGTTGGTGCTACTGCTGCTGGTGTTGTAGTTGTACTGGCCGCTGGTTTTTCTGCTCCACTCGGACCTGCCTGTGCCCCGCTTGGATCCAATGGATTGTCTGATGCTACTTTACCATATTCTTTTTCAAGTTCTTTGTATGTATTGCTAATTCGTTTAAAGAATTTTAAGTCTATTACTTCTTTATCGTCGGGCTTTGGTGCTCTTTTAAGAGTTTTATAGTAGTACTGGGCCATCTTGTCGCACCATTCTTTTTCTTCATCGGTTAAAGGTGTACCTCTCCACCATTTATACAAACTTGTAACGGTTGGCACGGCGACTGCTAGTCCTAAATTTTTCATTCCCAAGACATCTAACAATGCGTTTAATCCGTGTGCTGTTGCAGCGTCGGTGTCGTTGTTATCAAGATCCTTAAGCAGTTGAGCAACATTGTATGTTGCGGCCAAACCCATTACTGCTCTACCGAATTTTTTTACACCTTCCCAACCTGTCGCTGCCGCTGGCACTGGATTTTTAACATTTGCTTTAACGAGATTACCAAAAAACTGTTTTCCATAACCGATAGCCTTTGCTGCCAAGCCCGGTCTTCTTAGTTCATTCAATGGTTGAACAGTGTTAGAATTTTCTAATACAGTTAAGATATCTCGTAGTTGTGCGATTTGGTTAGCTGGATTTTTCATGGTACATTTATTTATTGTTTAGGTGCTCCTGAGCGACCAGGAATTCCTACCTTAGCCCATGCGCTTTCAATGCTTTCACTATTGGCCAGTAGCCTAGCCATTTGTTCCATTGATGCTGCTACATCTTTTTGTTCTTCCGGAGTGAGATTTTTGTTACTGGCCAGTGTCTCGAGAGCTTGTTTATCTTTGCCTAATTGTACCATATCTTCGCGACTGATATTAACTCTACCGCCGTTTTCAGCGGCCCAATCATACATCCATGAAATGGCTTCCATTGCCGCATACGCAGCCGCTACTCTCCACCCAAGTGCAAATGATACCGCACGGGTGGTCATTCCTAATACTCTAGGAAGTGCTTGTTTAAGACCTAGTTTTCCAGCCTGTTGAGCTGCTGTTACTTCGGCTTCTATTGCCGCCGGTGGTACGATTATTTTTCTTGCTTTTGGTCTACCTTTGGCATCTACCTCTCCGGTAAATTCATATCCTGGGGTTCCTGGAACCGGAGTACCTGCTTTTGGCGGTGGTGTTCCTACAGGTTCTACATTTCCTAATTTTGGTTCTGGCTTTCCTGCTACGGGTTCTACATTTCCTAATTTTAGTTCTGGCTTTCCTGCTACGGGTTCTACATTTCCTAATTTTGGTTCTGTTGTTGTTGGTGGGTTGGTAGTACTTGCCGGTGTTGTTACCGCTGCTGATTTTGCCGGAGTCGATGGTGTTGCTTTTGCCTTTTTTTCTGCGGCTATGGCTTCGGCTTCTGCTTCATCTACCAATTGTCGAAATTTCTGTATTTGACCAACCGGGGTCAATCTCGATTCAGATACCTTATATTTGTCAGCTAGTGATTGTATGCGTTGACGAACTTCTTTAGCAGACCCTCCTGTTGCCGGGGTCGTTGGCGCCGCTGCCGGGGTCGTTGCCGGTGTTGCCGCTGCCGGTTTTGCTGGGGCAGGTGCATTTCCTAATCCCGGTGTTAACGAACCTGGCACTATTGCTCCAGATGGGCCAGGCGGCAGTGCTGATGTCGGTATCGGTGATACTGCTGGCCCCGATGGCGCTGTTGATGGCGCTGTTGATGCCGCTGCCGCTGCATTTTTCATAGCTGCTTTTCTTTCGGCAGCATCTTGTGAAAATGTACTAGGGGTTGATTCTCCACTTGCACCCGATGCAGGTGTAGGTCCCGATGCTATTATTCCATATTTTGTAAGTATAGGTTTCAGTACGTCATGTTCTTTTGCACTAGGAACATCTTTGATATATTGGGCCAAGGCGTTTCGAGTATATTTTCCTATTCTACCATCTGCTCCGTATGGCCCGAGTAGTTCTTTATATTTAGGATCTATTCCCGATAGAACTTTTTGAACGGCTTGTAAATCTGGATCAACTGGTGCTAATACTTTTTTCTTAGCTGCCCCCGGAGGTTCTTTAAGTTTATCTTTTGAATAGTCAACTGGGGTATACTGTTGTATTCCATTTTCTGGATTAACACCCGGGGGTAATGTTGCTGCTGGTGCCGGTTCGGGTGCTACTGTCCCTGATGAATTATTATACTCGGCTCTTAGCCTATTTACTTGTGCTTGTACATCAGGATCGACTCTAGATGTGCCTGCTTCCGGTGCTGCCCCTGATTGTTGACCAGCCGGATTTATTGTTTGAATATCAATCTTAGGAGAATTGACCGCTTGCGTTGAAACCTTAGCGGGTGCAACCTCGGGTTTGTTAGAACCAACAGCATCCGGTTTTGCTGGGGCAGGTGCATTTCCTAATCCCGGTGTTGCTGCTGGTTGTGGTTCGTTTACATTTAAACCGGGAGTCGATGTACCAACAGGTTTACCGTCAGTACTAGTTAAAGGAGTTGGTTTTACCTCAGGTCCTGTTTTTAATCGATTACCGCTGCCGTCATATCCTGGGGTAGGCATACCATCTTCGGAAATATTCCGTTTAATACCTGCTAATCGAATAATAGAATTAAGATCTTCGAGATTCATATAATTACAAAACCTTTTTAGTATTTATTCGTATCAGAACTTTTCTTTTAATCGCAGTCGTTCCATTTTAAACAGGTCTCCTAACTCAGCAATAGCCAGGTCGTATTCGCCTGTTCTAACCTGTACAGCATGACCGCCACTGCTACGCCATTGACCGCAATTAGCGCTGCGATCATCCACTAGTATGTCGCCTGGACGACAGTGGTATTGTTTGTCATCACTATAAGGTCCAAATCTTACAGCAACATTGGGATAGTGTTCTCGCATCCATTCTGTTTTGTCCCAAAAACAGTCAGGTACGTCATTTAGTCTGGGAATGGCTGTAAGCATATACAGTTCCCATCCCAGTTCATCACGAAAGCGTTCAGCTAGGGCCATTAATTGATCAGCCTGTGGCATTTTGGGTAATGATCTATAGAGATGAGGGTAGTCGCGAATACGGTTCCAACCTTCGTCGGGCCATCGTTCGGCAACTGTATCAAAGTCGCAATCTTTAAGTATTTCTCGGGCTTTGGCGTCAAAGTCGGCAACGACACCGTCCATGTCAATATATAGTGTGGGCATGTGTATTAGTCCTTGGTATTATTGACTAATACTTAGTTTTTGATCGTGTAAGCGGTCTAACATCACGGCCAGCGCTTCTACACTGCCGCTATTGCGTAAGCTCTTATAGACTAGATTTCCTTTGCTAAATTCACCGTCTGGTGTGTTTAATCCCATGCGTCTGTATTTGCGTAACAGTTCCATTAGTCGTTCACAGGTTGGTAGGTGTGCGTGTATGACAGCACGTTGAATTAATCTACCCCATATACGAGTCATACGTTCCACAGCAGCAAAGTCTACGTCGGGTTCTTCTTGTTGTTCAGGTGGTGTTATCCATTGATTTTTATATAAGCTGTACACTGCGCCTTTTACCGGTTCGTTGAGATTTTCCACATAGATCTCTACGGGTATATCTCGTATAGTGATTGCGTGTTCACGTTTGAACAACAGTCTCTTAGTATCAAAAAGTTCTTCAGCTTCTCTAGCACATTCAACTCTGTTAAGATCTACAATAAGGTGTAGATCAAGATCGCTGTGTTCTGTGTAGGTATAGTTGGCATTGCTGCCGGTAACAATAAGATCTTCAATCTCAAACGGAATGTCGACAAATTTCTGAAATGATCTAGCAATTTTTATCAGTGCAGATCGTACTTCGGGTCGTAGGTTTTGACCTGTCCATATTTTAGGATTAAGAGTGTTATGCAGCTCTACGGCCGGAGCAATGACCTGTGTTAATTTCATAGACTTATATTTATTAGGATTAAATATGTTTATGATTAAGAGAAATTATTTAGGGCACCTATTGGTGTCAAATCCCAACAATCCCCGGGATGATCTTGGAGATCATTCGGTTATTCTAGTGGCCACACACGGGGAGAACATGGCCATAGGAATTCATATCAATAGAGTTAATCCGGAATTAGATCTAGCTGCAATTGGTGAAAATCTTGGTGTAAATTTTAATTCCAGTCATCCTGTGTTTTATGGTGGTAATACCAACACCGCTAAGATACATATGATACACAGTTTAGATTGGACAACGTCCAGCACGGTCAAGCTGACTGAAGACATTGGAGTCACCAATGATATTAGTGTGTTAGTAGCCATTGCTCGTGATCAAGGACCTGATCATTTCAGAGCCTGTGCCGGATATTGGTGGTGGGACAATACTCTATTAAATCAAATGTTAGATCCTAAATTATACGCCGAATGCCCGGTTCCTTACAGATGGCAAGTAGTTCCAGCCGATATCGAAACGGTGTTTCTAACACACCCGGATGATCAATGGCAAGCAGCAATTGAGCAAAGTACTAAGTTTTTAGTTAACTGTTATTTCTAATCCTTTTCAGGATTTAATTTAGTCATCATAGAACGAATCAGCGGGGCCGACGCTTTGGCTATGGGTCTGCGGAATCCAGATCCTGCATTAGGGTCAATGTCATCTGATTCATTACTGGCAGTGGTAACTACACTGGTGCGTTTGAGATTATTCACTACACTGGCTGCCTGTTGTTCTCGGAAACTGGGTTCACTGGCTTCTTCACCTAGGTCTGTAATACGCAGTGTGTCCAAGTTAAATTCCAAATCCACCTTTTGACCCACACCACTGCTGCTGCGAGTTTTCATAAACTGTATTTGATAACGACCACGTTCTTTCATAGCACGACTGGTAAAGATACCGATCACATTGTCTGCTGTCATGATCTTACTGAGTCCACCACTGATATGGCTGTGATCAAATTCGATCTCCTCCACAGCCGATCTATTCAACTGACTGGCTGTCACTGTGACACATTGTGTCTCCATTGCCAGGTTGCGGATCTCTTCTGACACATATTTGTCTTTAACAAACAGATCACTGGGCGAGACCTTCACGCTTAAAGGCATCATCAAATCCAAGTAATCTATTAACAAAACGTCAGGTTTTACACCTTTTTTGACCTGATATTCTTTTAAATAGGCGCGAATATCGTTACAATTTTTACCACTGGGCATATACTTGACCTGCAGATTTCCTGCACGTTTGCCCATCATTTTTACTTTGAGTTCAACGTCATCGATACTTTTAAAAATCTCACGAGTTGCAATACCTGTGGTCATACTATCCAGTCGCATACTGACCAAACCTTCACTAAGTTCGAAAGTTAGATACAGTACATTCAATCCAGCCAATGCCCAATTTATACCAAGATTGGCAAGGAATAAACTTTTACCACCACCAGATCCTGCACAGAAAATATTCAGTTCTCCGCGGTTGAAACCGCCATAGAGTTTTTTATCTATAGTGGGCCAACCGGTACTGACTTGTCCATTTCCGTCTTTCAGTCGGGTAAGTCGTTCTCTAGGGTCTTCAAAATAGTCAGTGCCCATGTCTTTATTCAAACTGATCTGCATTGCGTCTTTGACCAGGCGTTCCACAGGACCGTAATCGCCCTTTTCCAGTAGATCAGCGCTGGCATAAATGGCCCTTGCCAATGCCTGATGTCTGCTGAATTGTTCAAAGTGATCCATTAGCCATTCATAGGTTTCTTTTGGTACACTGACTTTTTCAAAATTGGTACCACAGTTGGCATTGACAATAGACACTTCGGGCATAACCCTATATTCGTCAACGTACTTGGTAATAAATTCCGCAGGCTTACGCAGTCGTTGGTCAAAATTTTCTGGATCAAAAATGTTTTGGCAACGCATAAATGTTTCAGCATCGCCGAGGAACAGTTCTAGGAAAACTTTCTGAACTTCGATTTCGTAGTTGGGTTTTTCGGTTTTAATTGGCATTAGACAGTTTCTTATATAACAGTTGAATTTTTATTGGGTTAGTTTCTCTATAGTGTAGTATGGTGGCCATTGTATACAGCCTACCGTATTGTTTCACAGCATCGGCAACGTCCTTAATGTTTTCTCCCCACGGGGGAATACTGACTGACCAATTGTGGTCCAGTGCGGATTTAATCATAGCAGCACCTGCGGCATCTTGGTCAGGTACAACAATAGTGTCTCTATTTAACGCAGTAATTCTTGCTGCTTGATTTTTGCTGACTTCGTTGGTCATTATGGCCACACCGTCCACAGCAATGGCATCAAACTGTCCTTCTACAACTATACAATATTTCCTATCGTAATTGGCAGTTTGTGCGTCAAGATTAAAAACATATCCAGGTTGGCTCACATTGAGATATTTTGGTTTACCTGGTGTAATTTTACGGGCAGTAAATCCTACTGTTCTTTTTTCGTGATAAAATGGTATAATCAGTCTATCTCTGTACCCATCGGCCGGAGACCACATCCAAGGATACCAATCAATATCCATACCCCTCATAACCAAATATTCAAACATTTTTACAACTGGCTCTGGGAGATCTGCTTGTGCCCATTCTTTTAGTGTGCGAGTATCTGATGGTAATTCTCGATCTTCCAGCGTGAGATTTGCTAAACTTTTTAGCGCAGGTGCGGTCTTTTGCTGTTGCCGCATCAATTCGAGATTTAGTTTGCTGATATCATCAGACCCCATACCTAACCATTGGCAAAGTCGTTTGGTATTGGTGGTCAGTAATCGTCCTGGGCTCCAGCCAGCCTTGAATCCGCAGTTGAAGCAGTGATATTGAAACCCACTTTCTGGTGTTGTTAATATACCTCCTCGACTGCGAGTATCTGGTGCTTGGCCCATATGATGACAGCAAACGGCGTCAAAACTGATCCACCCACTGGGTGTAGTTTTACGGCGGCCCGGGATTAGAGATAATATTGTAGTTGAGAAGTCCACATGCTATTTTAGCATCTGTACAGGACTTTGTCAAAACTTCCGAAGAAAGTAGGATTATCGTTAGTTGACTCTGCCGGAGCAACAGCAGGCACATACATGATACGCACATAGGTGTACACACCGTTAAAATTGACATAATCAATGCCCGAATATCCGTTGTAAGTTCTGGTAGCCAAGGTTGCATATCTACCAAATCTGGAAGGACTATTGTCCAGTGTGCCCTGTATATAAACAGTCCCGCGATACGCACTCATATACATGGCCACTGTGTGTAGACCAGCATTGCTGTTGAATTCCGGATAAGCGTAGATATTACCACTCTTGTGTTCATACAGATTAGAATCAGCATTAAAACTCTGATTAAAACTGACTATTTCTTGGCTGGGTTGTAGTACAGGATAGATATCTTGTAATACTTTTAGTTGTCCTGCCACGGCATAGTAGGTGTTGGCATAAGCAGGCAAATAAGTGCCATCTGCAGGATCTTGATATTTCACAGTGAATTGATATTCGCTGATGTCAAGATCCATAGTATCGCTTTCGTTAAGAACCAATTCCCCCACGCCCTTTAGTCCCGGTGTACAAACCGTTAGACCTGTTGCGGATGACACAGGAAAAATAGTACTGCGATTAAGAGTAACAGTAGTAGTGGTAATACCTACAATAGCAGTATTGGCAGCAATACCATAACCGGTAACTGTCTGTCCTATGGTCAACGCAGAAGTATCGCTAAAGTTCAATGCTGTGCCAATATCTGACTGTGTAGCACTGGTATAAATGGTTTGACTGTCGTCGAGAACAGTTAGTGGTTTTTCTATTAGTAGTCTACGATTAACAGCATCAAACAGACTGAATACATAGGTGGCAGTATTTGACACAGCAATTTTCTTTTGATCGCTGTTTTTAAATTGTATTCGAACTTGATTTTTGATGCCTTTTTGAATATTAAGGTCTCGTTGATACATTATCCGGTTGACTCCCTGTACGCCAGCATCCAAATCTAATATTACATCGAACTGATTGGCATATAAATAGATTGGCAAATTTTGCATAACGGTATTTATTCTTTAATCAATGAGTCTACACAACCAGTTTCAACACAACTATCCATTCGTATCCTGTATTAAATCCAACGAAACAGAATATGTAGGAATTATTATTAATTTCGATTCGTATGTGGCCAGCATATATGATATTGCAGTGATTAAAGATATTGATGCTAAAAATCAATTTCTCGAACTGGGCGAAGTTTGGTGGTGGGAAAGCAATAGGCGAATACCCATAAACATTTTCTTAAAAAGTGAAATGACAGCGTTTCGTTATGCCATAAAAACATTCAACAGTAAAGATGTTGAAATAGTTTTTGGTCCCACTGTAAATCTCAGCGAAATAGCAGAAAAACGAGTAAAGAGAAAAAGTATTCAGTTGGTTAGAATACCTAAGAGTACTCGTGGCTAATGCTTTCGCAGATCAAGTTCATATGAACTATAACTACCATGGCATAACTTAATGCGTGGGATTTCTTAAAATAATAATCATCATTAGTGGGTTTAGTCCATACTTCATTTAATATGGTATCCCAATCTTGTCCTACTAGATATCTCTTAGCAGGACGAATCATTGCCAATACTGCGGCCAGTTGTTCTACAGTGCGTGGTCGGGTTTGACGCAATAGATTTCCGTGGCCGCTAACGTGGAATAGCAAGTTAACAAATTCATCTTGTTCCAATAAATCCCATAGAGGCTCGGTTTCCATTAGTGTTTCTAAGTGTTGACTATTTTTAATATTTTTATAAACATTAACATTGAGGAAATCTATCTTAAAGTATCCCCGTTCTTCAGCAGTTTTATAATCAATACTGGCTGTTCCTGTTAATGGATTGACAGGTATCTCGTGGCAATACACTCCGGTATTGTGTCGTTTACTGCCATCAAGACTGGCCGGAATGTGCTGGATAATTTCCAGCACACTATTACGATCAGCAAAATCGATATCAATATCCATTTTATTGTTGACTGTCGCCTTTGCCCACACGATAATTGTCTTCCACACTGTCTGGTGTGCTGACTTCGATAATGGTGCCTTCTTCGATACAGATCACCTGATGTGGCAACAATGGTTCATTACGCCAAGTATCACCGGGCATCAGTGTGCGGCTATCTGTAGTAGCGTTCTTTGTATTAATCCAACGAACTTCAAACCGTCCATCTAGCACATACCAAGTTTCATCTTTTACAGCGTGAAAGTGCATACTGAATTTAGCACCCTTGTCAAACTTCAGCAGTTTTCCGCAATACTTGTCGTTGGTAGCCCAAATTAATTCGTGTCCCCAACCTTTTTCTACAAAACCTTCTAATCTCATTTAATTCCTACCTCTTCACAAATTTCTCGTACTAGGGCAACATCTGCCGGTAATTCTCTAAATCTCTTAATCCAATAAGGCACATCAAAAGCAGGAGCAATCATTTCCAGTTGCTCGTCGCTCATATTGCCAATCATTTCTTTGCCGCTGGCCGAATTTAATATAAGCCAACAACTGATATTTCCATTACGTATATCGTGTACTGCCCGACTCAGGCTAACGTAATTGAAATAATGTGCAAATTCTGCCTTTTGTTCGTCTCCCCATTCCATCATAGTTTTTAAACTGCGTTCTACTGCACTTTCTACTGGTTCAATTTTTATCATGTCATATAGGTAAGTGTCGTACAGTTCATCTCTACACCAATGATCTAATTTAACCCCACTCTTAATCACATGGTCTACAAAACGATCCGGATATAGTGGGTTGACATTGTTAATAAAACTGCCAAATTTTACAAAGGCGTTGTAATAGCTGCTATCGCAAAATTCTTCGTAGGTCTTGGGTTTTTTAGCACCTTGGGTCAATTGCCAAAAGCGATTAAATGCCATAAACCCTGCTTGTACACGTTTTTCATCTCGTTGCATAGCGCGACGTTTCTTCTCACACATATGAGCCATGAGAGTTCGTTCTTTCATAAAACTGGTGCTGCAATGAGCACATTTATATGGTTGTGCCAAGATCAAATCACTCATATTCTTTGCGTTGTTTACGATCAAATCCTAGGTTATCAAACAGTTCCAGTCGATCCTCTGCGGTCATTAGACTGGCCAATAGTTTGATATCCTCTATCTTTTTAGCAGGATACATTTCAGCTAGTAAATTTTCAAATTTACTGACTTTTTCTTTTTTACTTCCTGCTAGATAAGGATGATAGGTTGATGATCCGCCGCCTGTGGCAGCAAACAATTTCCACAGTAGACCCTTGTGATTTTTGCTTAGAGTCCAATGATTTTTATTGACAAATTCATTGGTATTTTCTAAATACCATTCTTGTATATCACGATCACCTGTGGTATTTGACACATAACGCATCAGTATATAAGGACTGAATGCTCGTTTTTCTTCGTCGGTGAGGTTGTTATAGAAATCATAGTTTCTATTATCCACTGCTGATAGTTCACGTTTGATATCAAGTTTTGCCGCGGCCATTGTCTTTACTCAAGTAGTATATTATTTTAACACGATCCAGGGCTTCTTGTAAAGCAGGATTGGTTAGGGCTGCTCGATGAATATCACCCCACAATTGATTTTCTCGTATTTCGTTGATTAAGTTTTTTCTTCGTTCGCTCACCGAGTGCAATTCTCGTTCTGTTTCGCCAACCTTTCTTTTATACACAGTCTCGCCGTTGTCCGGGCTTTCGTACACGTATTTCATACTACCAACAGGCCGAATAACTGACTAGTTCGCTTTGACGGCTAACTTCTTTGACAAAATATGCACAAGTTGGGTTAGGACCAGGATGCAGTGGTGTACACAGCAATTGTCCCGGTTTCATCTTAGGAAAATACCATTTAACATCTTGATAAACATCGATAATGTCAATGTCAAGAAACTCCGGTCTATAACTGCCTAATGGATTGAAACAAAATGTCTTGAACCCGCGATCGTTTAAACTGGTCAGTGGTAGCACTTCCATTTCCGGGCCTTCGGGATCTCCTACAATAGTACACCAGTCTAACGGCATGGCCAACTCATGATCTCCAATTTTCAGCACAACTGCTGGTCCTGTAAAACTTTCAAGAAATATTAGGGGGATGAAGAAATGATCAGGATTGCTGCTGTCGCTGTTGTCTAGCACAGCGAAACGTAGATCTTCTTCAATCTCGTCTGGTAAATCATTTAGGCTGAACAGTTTGTTCTCAAGGGTGAGTATTTGCATGTTATTGGTATTTTACTTTTTCAATAGTGAAGGGGTATTGTGCTTCTTTGTAGAAGCGTTTACGATCTGTGAGATGCCGTTTTGCGTATTTGGCTGCGGCTGTTATGTCCCAGATCTGTACAAAGTCTTTGTCGTCGGCTTTTCTAATTCCTCGTCCAATGCTTTGAATAACTCGCACAAAACTTTTTCCTGGTTCCAACAGGACCAAATTAAAAATCCTGGGAATATTAATACCGACGGCAGCAACGCCATAAGTGGCCACGATAATTTTATTGTCGGCAGTTTTGATTTCGTCATAGTGTTCTTTCCTGTTTTTTGTTTTGACTTCGCCGGATACAAAAACACTATCTGGTAAATTTTCAACCAAAAACTTACCACTTTCAATTCTGTCTACCAGTATCAGCGTATTACCAGATTCCGCAATACGACTGATTAATCCAGCAATATAAGTCATTCTGACTTCATCACAGACCAGGTATTTTAATTCTTCTTGATAGCTACGAAATTCTTTCCATTCGGCAGTCTGAACAATATTTACATGACATTGACTCAGCACTCCGGACTCTTGTAATGTATGTGCTTGAACACGATTTACCACTTCGCCTAGACTGGCTTTGATGGCTTGAAATTCGTGTTCAGCCTTGGGAATAGTTCCAGTCAATCCCCACCTGATCGGGGTTTGCGACAAGTTGCGAGTCAGTAGGTTTTTCAACACTTCTGCCTTGGCCATATGGACTTCATCCACCATAACTGTCTGAACATTGTCTAATAATTCTTCTAATTTGAAGGCGGCAATGTCGTCATAATTCTTGCTGTTTTTGTCTAAAATATTAAGACTTTGCCAAGTGCAGATTGTGTGAGTTCGATCTAGATCTTTTCTGTCTCCGTAGTAAACTCCTACGTCTAAACGACAATTAATAAAATCTTCTTCAGTCTGTTCCACTAGACTTTTGTTAGGAACAATGGTAATTGTACGACCGAATTTTTCACAGATTTTGCTCAGAGTTGCGGTAGTAATGGTTTTGCCAAAACCAGTAGCAATTTCTTGAATACATTGTGGATGTTTGAGAAACATATTGATAACATCCACTTGATCTTCACGTAATCTGATAGGTTGTCCAGCAAAACGATGTCCGGTTGGCCAAGTCAGATCCCCCCAAAAATCAGTGTCAATAGCCTCAAAATCCAGGTTGATAGCACTGCGGTGATCTTCCAGTTCAATGTAGAAATTTCGACCTTCTAGGTACTCTAATACTTGGGGCAACATGCTCATGTAAGTGGTTCCGCCCAGTCCAAAGAAACTGATGCTGCCATCCCAGCGACCCAGGCGAAAACTGGGGCGAAAACGGGCACTAGGGTCTTCATATTTGAATTTTTTGACCAGTGCTTTACGAGTGTCAAGATCGAGATTTTCAATCTTAACATTGACTTCGTCTTTGATTATTACTTTGCAAGAAGCCATGTAAATTCCATTTGCTTGGGGTTGATTTTTTCGGTGTAGTATACCAAATTTTCGTGATTTTTCACAAAATCTCTCAGGCTGTAATGCACGTTATCAAAGCCTAAATTGATCACTGTGTGAAATTTAATTCCAGATTTAAGTACAGGTTTAGGAAACTTGCCGCTAACAAACACAGCACAGGTAGTATCTGTGATAGGATTGTTCAAACCGGAATTTTTCACAAAATTATTGAAATTTTCGTGGGTTTCTTTTGGTAGTCTAAACATCACACTAATTTTACTCGAATCAATTCCGATATTTTTTAAGAATTCGCAACAGGCCTGTAATTTTTCCAATTCGCTGCCACCGGGAATAATAAACAGTGTTGGCGTCATATTGATCACAATGTCAGCCAGTGAAAAAATGTCATATTTTTCACTGTTGATATGGAAATCTTCACTGGGATCGCTTTTTAAGAAATTTCTAGTGGTTTCGCTAATATCGTCGGTTTTAAGGTATTCCTCAATGTTTTCGCCCCAGGTCAAAACTCCTAATTTTCTTGCCTCAAAGACAGATTTTAGTATATTTTCAGGCGAAAAATTCACCAATTTTTCATCAAAATTGCGAATTTTTACCCCATCATTTTCTGCCACTAGTATGGGTATGTATTGCTCTATGTTTTTGACAATTGTATTATATTGTTCTGCATAGGAACTAAATTCTGTGTCCATTTCAAATGCATTTTCTTGGGCAATTTTTGTCAAATGTGCAATGCTATATTCGCTTAGGGGAAAAATCCAGGATTTTTTTTCAGAATTCCATTGACCTGCATGATTAATGTTTTTTTTATCTTTAATGGATTCAATAATTTTTTGATCGAATGGAAATTCTACCTGCACTGCTTTACCGTATTGATCGTGATCAACTATGGTGATGCGTTTGATCGTGTTGACTTTTCTAATACCCAAGCGATATGAGGGATTTTCCAAAAATTGTGAAATATCCTGACCTGCTTGAGCAGAAATCGCTGATTGGTATCGTTTTAGAATCTTTACCATGGCAGCGCCTTGCTTTTCGGTCAGGCTATTTTTAAAAATGATCTGTTCGTATATACTGTTCACTAGACGACTGTCCCAAGAATTTAACGGGATGCCGTTTCTAACAGAAAAAATCACAAGATCTTCAATATTCATTTGTTTATTATACAGTAGAGTTGTTTAAAGAGCAATGTCTTCAAGTCCGGCGGCTCTAAGTTTAATAATGTTGTTGATCTGGTAGCCTTTGATATCCAACGCTTTGATAATGCCCAACCATTGGTTCCTCAGCATGGCAAATTCGTTGATAATTTTTTCCATATCAACTACATCTGCTTCGCCCTCCACGTATTTTTCACAATCTCTACTACTGAGGGCTCGTTGATAGTTTTCCAAATACTTTCTAAATGCTTTAGATCGTACACGGCGTAGTTCGATGTTAAGATATTCTAGCACAGCCTCAATTTCTTGAAGTTGATTAAATCTATGTTCAACAATACCAGGCAAGGCCGCCGAAGCCCGCTCCACAATACCGTGGATTTTGACTTCTTGGCGGGCCTTATCTAGTTCGTTGTAAAAGTAAGTTAAACAGTCTGGAAGGTGTGCGATATCTCTACTAACTCGGCTATACCAAGTCATCAATAATCCTCATCTTCCTCGTATTCCCAATCATCGTCTTCATCTTTATCGCTATCGTAACCGTTTTCTTCGTTGATAACAGTTTCAATGGCAGTATCAAGGTGAGGATCAAAGCCAGACAAGCCTTCAATTACACTCATTTCTACATCACGACCGATGAGAAAATCGACAAAATGCGATGCGGCATTATCACGATTTTTTTCTGGAACATATTCTTTAAAAGTGTCCCAAATTTCAATGATTAGATCTTCTTCCATTTTTTATTCCTCAATTTCTTCGGCAGTTACAGGACTGGTTACAATCGAATTATCCCATTCCAACATGATTGTCATTAATTTATCTTCTGTCCAGTTTTTACGGAATTCACTGCTGATTTCCCCGGTCTTCTTGCTAACATATTGTAGCTTATTTCCGCTCTTTGTCAAGATCCCCATCTTTTCAAAAAGATCAACAAGCCCACTAGTGGGACTCATTCCGGTTGAATAGGGAATTTTAACCTGAACACTTTCAAAAGGTTTAGCATAACGAGTTTTCATGATTTTACAGGCCGATCTAATGCCTAAAACATCACTGACTTTGTTGCCATCCTCATCCTCTTTGAGTTTGAGTTTTTTCATAGCAACAACAATACTGGAAGCATAGACAAATCCTTGACCACCTGAAATTTTATCATCTGGATCAAACATGTCTTGGCTGGCATAGGTATGATTGGTACAAACCATTCCTACGTTGTAACTACCAAACATATTAACACAGTTGCGAACCAGTGCCGTCAGTGCTTTGGGTTTACGACCCATGTCGCCTTTTAAGTCACCTGCTTCGAACTGATTAATATCTGTCGGAGTCAACAACATTCCCAAACTGTCAATGACAAAAAGAACTTTAGGACGCTCATCTTCGGGCATGACCTTGTATTCTTTCATAAACTCATGAATGGTTTTTGCCACATCATCAATCATTGCCATATTGAGTTTGAGCAGTTTACCTTCGCTAGTATCCACGCCCAAATCTAGTAGCCATTTTTCGTCTAGAGCATTTTCTGTATCTACAAGAACAACATAAATGCCTTGTTCTTGTGCGTGACGAATAATGTTGCCGGAGCAGATATAACTCTTACCAGCACCACTTTCACCAGCAAACACAGTGACTTTGCCCAGTGGAATTCCTTTGAAAAAGTCCCCACTGATCAAGTAGTTAAGAGCATAGTTACCTGTGCTTACCCAATCAGTAGGATCATTAAAACCAATACCAAGTCCTTCGATAGACTTGGTAAGGCTTTTGCGAAATTTTGTAATATCAAAAGCCTTACCCATATCAGTCGTCCCTTGGCATTTCTGTGGCTTCTTGTACTAGAGCAGTCAGTTGTGATAAATCACTGACTATAATCTTTACAGACTTATAGTCCCCATCCTCATCACGGCCTGAGATTTCAAACAAGTAGCCATTGTCGTACATGTTAACACTGAATGAATCGCATACTTTGGCAAGTTTATCGCCAATGGTAGAGATTGTTTTTTTAGTCATATCAATCTCCTATTAAGTTGATTGGCGTTTGCGAATCATAGCAATAATGTCTGCGGCACGACTGCTGGCTTCGGCACCCGATTCAGCAGCAGGCTCTTCTTCCTTGACTACTGGTTTCGGTGTAGCAACAACTTTAGCGGGTGTTGCTGCCGCAGCCTCAAAAGGGATGTCAGTGTCCTCTACTGCTGCCCCACCTTTGGAACCGGTAGCAGTACCGCCACCACCCATACCTGCGGGTTTGAAGTAAGCACCCCATCGATCCATGTCAAATGCTTCACCGTCAACTGATGCTTCAAACATTTCTTTCATGACTTTGAGTTCAACTGCACCTGGCTTTTTAGGCAGGAAGTCTGACAAATTAAACAGACCATACTGTTTAATAGCAGCCTGTTCTGCTTCATTTAGAGCACGTTCACGACGAGCCCAGTTGCTTGTGCTGTAGTCAGCATAGCCACCTTTGCTGGTTTTAACGATCTTAAAGTCCAGTCCACGAACATAGTCGGTGGGCAGTTCTTCAATCTCACTGTCCATCAGTGCGTTCTTAACAATGTTAAAGATTTGGCTACCGATGATAAAGCGACGGATGGGATTTTCTGGAGTCTTGTCCTCGACCAGTTTGCTGTCAACTACAAAGCCTTGGAACAGATATGATTTCTTTTTCCAATAGCGACGACCCATTTCCTCCAGGCTCTTGTCTTTGAACCATGGACGAACTTCGGTAAGAATAGGGCAAGTCTCGCCCCACATCTCCATACAAGGCACTTGGACCTGTACAGGTTTACCACCAGTTTCGCCTTTAACGCCGGCAAAAGGCAGTTTAATTAGGTTGCGTTCAACCCAGAAAAAAGTGTTGTTTGAGTCTGCGTCCGGAAGGAATCGAACGGTAGCAGTTTGTCCGTCTTGGATATTCCAATGTGGATAAATTGCGTTGTCTCCAGTGCTAACGGTTTGCTGACTGGATTGTTGAAGTTTAGCGCGAATTTCTGCAAGAGTAGCCATAATATATTCTCCTTAATGTTTATGCCTAATTTTATGCCATTTCTTCTAGCCCACTGACTAAAAGAAAAAAGTAGCATATACGTAAGTATACGCTACTTTTATTTATCTCGCAACCTCAAAATAGCCTAATTATTTCAATCCGGCCAACTTCAACATGCTTTCCATTTCGCCACGTTCACGTGCTTGATCAAATGCACTGTCCATATCATCGTGGGCACCGTCGCCATGACCAGGGGCGTAATCATCAGCATATGGATCCGCCGGTTCGTACTCGCTTTGCATTTCCATTGCTGTTTTTAATATTTCAGATCTGGTAGGATTCTTACCAGCAAATGTAGGTGTCATACCGACTAAGTGCTTCCAACTGCTGCCAAAATGGCGACGCATATCTCCGGCATTAACCTTTTTGCTCTTGAGTGCAGCAATCATTTCAGGTAGGTCATTTTGGAAATCAATATCTCTTTCGCTCATTGCGCCTTCGTCCATTTCTGGTTCAGCGGGCATTCCGCTGAGTTCTTTGATACGAGCCAGTCCATCTACATCATTGACTTTGCCGTGTTTTTTAGCCCAACGTCGTGTGAGTTTTTCCATAAATTGCTCGGCCATTTCTCGAGCACGTTCTCCCATTTCTTCGCCGTATTTTTCAGAAATTTCTTTCTTAACTTCAGTGGCAATGTTCTCTGGATCTCTAAATGCGCCCACATCGGGATTGTCTTCATTAAAACGACTCTTAACGATTTCGGCAATCTTTTGAACCATACCCGATCGACTTTCTGCTGTCATGGTGCTGTTGGTCCACATACCTTCATCATTCTCTGCCGACATGATACCATGGACCGTAGCGGTGCCACGGCCTTCCGGTTGTGTCATTTCTGCGGTAGGCTGCTCTGTACCTGGCTCCGGAGCAGGTGGTGCGGCAGGTGCCGGAGCCGGTTGTTCTGCTCCAACTGCTGCCGCAGGTTCAGGTGATTCGCCTTCTTTATCTGTATAATTAATGCCTAGTTTATCTAATAAGCTGGGTTGATTTTCTTTTGCCCAAGGAACAAATACATCTTCCATTGGATCTGCTTCACTATCAATTCTTGCCTCATCTTCAAAATTTTGATTTAGTTCTTCGTCATCTAAGCCTAGTTCGCTAAAAAAGTTAATGGCTGTTTCTCCATTGGGGCCTAATTGCAATGGTTCGGGTAGTTGCTCTAATGCCTGTTTGATTGCCTCAACTTGATCGTCAGTCAGTTCGCCGCGTTCTGTTGCGTCTGCCCAATCTTCAAATTCTTTAAATATGCTTTCTTTAACTTCTTTGTCATCTTCTTCATCTTCTGTATCATCTTCTTCTTTGACTAGATCTTCTAATTCAATCTTTTCGCTCATGATGCGATGTATTAATGGGAAATATTGTGTAAGTTCTTCTTGGAAATTTTTCTGTGTAAATTTACTCTTATAGTCTTCCATTGTGACAGCATCAAGTTCCATCATGTCGTCGTCTAATTGTTCTTGCTCGTTAAATTCTGCTAACCAATTTTCATAATATTGACGCTTGCCTATTGCAGCAATTTTCGATTTTAATTCTGTAAGTCGGCCTACAGCCCTTTCTTTTATTCCTGTAGCGTCGTCGTGTAGTGTTTGATGTTGAACTTTTCTTTGAAATTCGCCTAGTTGAGCAATTTCCTCGCTCATTTTAATAATAGCACGGCCTGCTGGGTCATGTGGGATGCCACCGTGATCTACGTGTTGCGCCATGGCAAATGCGCCTGCTGGATGGATGAACGGATATTTAAAACGCTCACCATCTCTATTTTGAATAAAAATTGCCTTGATGTTTTTACGTTGGCTACGCGAACCAGCAAAATCTTCGTCTACTGGTTTGTGATGTCTTACAATGACTTCAGTGCGTCCTTGGACAGCACGGCTGGTTTTGCGCGAACTCTTGTGGTTCCAACGGCTTTCATTTACGGTGTTCATAGGTTCTTCTTCCTTAGGGCCTTGGGTCGCAGCTAGATGCTGGAAATCATTTTTGTCAAGGTTGTTTTTGGCAATGTCTCTAGTATCAAATCTCAACAGTCTACGCATGGCAAAGAAACGCATTTCTTTTAAGAAATCGTACCAAGTCTGTTTGAGGGGATCATCTTGATTTTCTGTAATACCTTGACTGTAATAAACTTTGAGACTACCTAGATCATTTAGACTGATACTGACACGACCTAGGTTATTACCTTCGTGAATAAAGTCAAAATCAAAAAAACGTGCTTGTGCCGGATCAATGGTCACAGCACCGGTCTCGTCGCCCATTTCTAAATTACTGAAACGACTGCGAACTTTGTCAAATACATCTTGACTGATTATCTGAATGGCTTTCATAACTGTTATTTATGTTAAAATGTATTTACATATATAGGCATGGGCATAATCCACTCGTCCTCGGCTTCTTCTCTTAGTTTATCGTATATACTAGGATCCCATTCTTGCAGTGTCATGGCCATGCGTATAGCCAGCAATACACTGCTAACCAAGTCATCATTAGTTCCGGACTTACCAGCAAAACTAATACCTTTAGCAACATAAGTTTTAAGCTCACTGATCAGAGGCTTACTATTGATAGTCATTCTATTGCTTTCAATTAAATGCTTTAATTTAGCACAGGCTGATATTTTGCTGGTATGTGTAGTATTGAATCCTTTGCGGAATCTACGCACATGACCACGTTTAACTGGTTCACTGAGAAATAATCCAGGAACACTTTCCTCGCCTATTTCTTCCATGGCCACTAATGCTGCTTCACCTACACTGTTGTTTTCAATGCTGTAATATAAACTAGGCGTAACACCTTTTCTTGCACACTCGCTATTAATATGATTACAAATATCTCTCAGTATTCTTACCTGTCCTTGTATAGGAGTAAGGTTATGATGCCATTCTGCCACTTGATCAAAGCTGGGTAATTCCATAATCTGTATAGCCGCAGGATCGCCACCTGTTCCGAGACTAGGATCCAGTGCTACTAGATAAGTGTGTTTAGGATTGATCTTTTTATACCAACGACATTGACCCATTTTCATTATAGGTTCACGGCCTTCTATACCGGCCAATTTAATACTGCTGATAAGTGTTTCATCGAAAACCAAAAATTCACATTCATGCTCTCGCCTAAATCGTTCTTCGCCAATACGACTGCGTTCAACTTCGGCCCATTCTTCATCACGTTCAGGATGTTCGCTCCAGTGTGCTTTGAATGGGAAGAATCCATTTTTGCCTACTTCTGTGCTGTTGCCATGTTCATCAAATCGTTTATTGGCTTCGTGCCATATCTGTGCGAACTGATCTTCGTCGCTGTTAGGGGTGCTGGTAATAATAGCCTTACCACCAGTGGCCAGCGTAGGTGAAATACTGGTCCAGAATTCACTAGCGATGTTAGGCGGCACGAACGCAAACTCGTCTGCGTATAGTAGTGATAATGACATACCACGACCAGTTGTTTCTGTAGTGGTCTGCGCTACAATACGACTGCCGTTATCAAACTCAATGCTTTGTTTGTTATAACTGGTACAACCTGCGCGAATATGATCAGGGCACAGTTCGTAAGCATATCGAACACGCAACATGATCTCTTGAGCGCCTGTGTGCTTATGTGCTGCTACTAGTATGGTGCTGTTATCTACAAACATAGCATACCACAGTAGATAACCGGCTGCTGTAGTGGTTTTACCTGTTTGTCTTGGTAGTAGATTTACATTGAATCTATGATTGTGATAACTGTCAATCAGTCTGCGTTGATATTCAAATGCTTCGTATTTTAATTTACCCTTAACTGGGTGTTGTATATAGAAGAAATTGTCTAGGAAGTAATGCGGCCCGTTGACAGGGTCCTTACATTTCGCCAGTTCTTCAATCATCTGTTCAGTATATTGAATCTGACTGTATGGTGTTTTAACCAGTTTGTATTCGTTTTCTTTCTTGGCCATAATTTTATTTACATAAAAAAAGCCTCCGAAGAGGCTTTTTGGATGAGACTATAAATTTTTAATCTTTCGCCACACCTTACTCTTCAGGTAGTCTACCTTTGGGTCCAGTCAATCCACCTTGTTTGTTTTGCATTTTCATACGCATCTTGGTATTATTTTGCATACCAAGTTCATGCTGAGTAGGCGTGCCTTTTTTAGTCATACGCTTATACTTTCCGCCCCACATTCCCGGGCGAGCGTTTAGTTCATCTCCAGAATCATCTACATCTTTTCCATGACGATCAATCTGTATTTTTCCTGGGGATAAATCACCATCGTCCCAATCTGCTGAACGCCAGGTCTTATCTTCTAAATCGTCATGACGCCATTTAGCAGCCTCCGCCACACCTTGCTTCTTCTCATATGCGTATTGATAATCTTGCAACCGATCGATGATGTAGTCAATACTATTACCACTCAAAGTTTTCAGTAGTTCGATTGAGTCCTCAATGCCATCATTGTATGTTTCCATACGCCCGGTGCCTTTCGCCACACCATGCTTCTTCTCATATGCGTATTGATAATCTTGCAACCGATCGATGATGTAGTCAATACTATTACCACTCAAAGTTTTCAGTAGTTCGATTGAGTCCTCAATGCCATCATTGTATGTTTTTGTACTCTTAGATCCTCCCGCCACACCTTGCTGTTTAGGTTCCACACCTTGCTGTTTAGGTTCTTGTTTTTTGGGAGGGAATTTTACTTTTATATCGGATAGTTTAGGTTTTTTTTTACCTTTTGGTAACCAGTCGGGATCATACAATGACCCGGTCCAATCTTCGCCTTCCGCCACACCTTCGGTCATAAACTGTTTCCAGTCTGCCATCAACTGTTCTTCCATGGTCGGAAACCCTTTAGGTTTGTCGCCGTCCATACGATCACCTTGACCAGGTTGATTCTCACGATGAGCAAATTCATTAGCATCAAAGGGTGCTGGTGGTTCTGTATCTGCTGGACTATTATCCCACATACCTTCGTCTGTTTCTTCCTCGTCGTCCATGTCTGGATTCATTTTGTCCATTACACTGCGCATGATTTCGCCGTTGCTATGATCGTGGTCAAGATCCATAGAAGGTTCGGCAGTTAGCACAGCTGGTTCGTGTTCTATGCCTAGATGTGCTGGCTCAACCTGATGAACACCGGCCAGTTTCATAATATCTGCTAGCATGCCACTGAGTTCTGGACCACTGTTAGCTGTCATAGAAATACTGGCAGGAGTGTGAGGTTGTCCTCCCATGCCAGGCATGGGCATCATGCCGCATTCGGCCAGTTCGGCATTTTCTTTTAGTGTAAATTGTGCTGCTGCTTCTGCATCTTGAGATGCTTTTGCCTCATCGGGTGTAACTAACCAGTTTTTCTTTCCATCTGTAGCAGGAGCAGGTTTTTCTCCCGTTTTAAGGTATGTAGGATATTTTTTTTGAAATTCTTCAGGGCTTAACACAGGAACTGGACGGCCGGAAGCATCAACTGGATCACCTTTACCGTTGGCCTCTCTCCACTGTTGGTCGGCAATACGTTTGTTTAGTTGAAATATAAATGGTGTGCCGCTATATTTCTGTAGCATAGCCTTTAATTGTTGTAGAGTAGGACTATCCTGGCCTTCGCGAATTACATTAGGATTGCCGGCGTCTAATTCGGCCAATCTTTGCATTAGATCGATCATTTGCATAATTTTATTTCCTTGGATCGGGAGCAGTTTTTAAAATACTGGCTGTGTTGCCATCACTATCGGTGCTGTACTTAACAGTGCCTTCTGTAGGGATCTGCTCACCTCTAGCCTTACGCTCTAATTTTAGTAGATCATTTAATTCTTTAACAAATCCACTATTGTATTTGTCGCCGTAATAATCCTCAAACTGAGGTGTTCCTGCTTCTTTGTAATCAGGGTCGTTTAGCAACGCACCTTCACGCTTCTCAACCGGTTCCTGATATTCTTCACTGGGCTCGCCCGGACGACGCACAACCAAATGCTGCTTACCACATCCAAGTTCTGCACTGAGATATTCAGTTAATTCATATTGTGTAGTAGGATAGTCTAATGTAACTTCATAGATATTAACTTCAGCATTTTTAACGTGTGGAAAATCCAGCGGTAATTCTTGAATAGGTGTTTTAGTAGTTTTCTTAAAACCACTGAGCGTATATCTACCCAATAGTGACTTTAGTTGATCTTCTTGGGCAGGAGTGACATCACCTGCGATTTTAACACGAAAATCGTATTGTTTTTTACCTTCAGATAGATATTCTTTGAATGTTTTCATAGTGTAGTTATTTATTCAAATTCTTAAGTTTTTCCAAGATGCTGTTGCGATCTGTAAGTATGTATCCTTCGCCTTCTACAGTGGCACTGTCTCCACCGTGTTTTTTCTCTATAGCCAACTTCTTCAACTGTAGATCAACCATCTTTAGTTTTTTATCAATCTTATTAGTTTTGGCTGTAATGGCAGCATTCATCATTTGTGCTGCTACTTCAAACATACGAGCACCAAATCGTGGATCTACATTCATTCCTAAATCCATTAGGTCGTCGTAGGCCTGTTCTGCTTTGCCTGCTAGTGCGTCTAGTTCGGCATCACTTATATCACCGAGTCCCTTAACTCTAGGTAATGCGGCGGCAATTTTATCAAATTCTTCTAGGCGATCTTCTAGACTGATAATAGGAGCAGGTGGAGGAACATCCTTAGGATCAATATAGGGCTTGGTATCGGGTTCAATGTTTAAGATTTCTTCTAGTCGTTTAGTCATAATTTTAATTATCTTTTTTTACCTGCGGCTCCGACAAAAATATCCGATTCATTTATTACTCTAAATTTTATTCCTTGTTGTTGACACCATGCCGCTGCCGATGCCCACTTTGCTTGATTCTTAACAAACTGTGCTTGGTTATATGGATTCTTTCCTACACGTTCTTTTAGTGTTTGGTTGGCCGGTTTGATTTCTACCATTTCTACGTGCTTCTTTTGATTACGATCTATGTAGGATATTAAAAAATCTGGAACATAAACAGTTTGTTTACCAGTTAATGGATCACGATAGGGTATTTTTACTGGTTCGCTGGCCCATTGTTGAATACTAGGATTGTTATCGCAAAACATACAGAAGGTAGTTTCCCAACTGCTGCGGCAGTATGGCAGTCGAGACCCTACATATTTTTCAGGGTTTTTGGGTGTAAAAATTCCTTGACTGAATTTTAAACTCATGGTAGAATATTTCTTGCTACCTCAATTGTGGGCTCAAAAGCCAGTCCATATCCTAAGAAACTGGTTTTTATTCTATTGTTGTTAACAATTTCAGACACCAATGCGCTGATCTCTACATTGGTTAATCCTTTTAGAGTGTCCAATATCTCCATAGGATTATATCTGTCTTTCTTGGCCTGTTTAATTATAATTAAAACCACTGACTCAGCAGCACTGACTTCAAATCCTCTACCGGTAAAGAATGATTTCATTGCTTCGAATGTGTTGGTATCTAATTCGAGAGGTTTTTCGTAATAAGTATCAAATGCCAATATAGTAGCATTTTGATTGGTTGTAGTTTTTATTGGAAGGTTACTATAGATATTTGCCATATTTTATGTTCTTGGAAAAATTACAGCCTTGGCTTTAATATAAGTTTCTTGTACCGCAGTTCCGGCAATGGTTAGTCCAGTGTTGATATCATTTTTAACACTGTTAGGTTGATTACCTGTTGCTACTATATTACCCAATGCCCCGGATAATATGCTATAACCTTCTTGTCTTAATCCTGCTTTATTAAGCTGACTAACGCTTTTTACTAAATCTTTTGTTTGTAATGCAACACCTAAAAAATCTAGTGGTGTTTTGGCATTGGCCAGCGTTCCATCTTCGCCAAATATATCACTGGCACCGGCAATTGCGCCTAATACTCCTTTGCCGCCTGTTCCTAGTGGGCTCGGGGTATTGTCGTAATATACAGCACTAAACCTTCCAGATGCATCGTTTTTCTTGATTTTACCTTGTCTATATACAACACCTTCATATGCCAAGGTCATTTTATTACCTAATATTTTGCCTGATTCTTCTTGACTTAAACTATCATGATTCCAATCGGATATTTTTGGATTAATCAATGTAATTTGTGTAAAACGTTTTTTATGCAATATATAGATATCTATACTGTCAAAAAAACTTGCATTTTGAAAATTATCTAAACCATATGCAAAGTCATTAACACCGTATTTTGTATCTGTAAATTCTAAAATTCTTCCATCTGCTGCTTTGGTTTGTCCGTATTTGCCATCTACGTAATAATAGTTATAATAGTTTTTCCAGAGATTTGTAGTGGCATCATTATTGTCATCGTGGAAATCAATGTTGATATCTTGATATGAGATCTTGGTTTGTATAACAGTTTTTCTGTTGTATTGATTGAGTGTTTCAGTGCTGATTTTAAATCTAGGAAGATCGACTTTTTTAGCCAAAAATCCTATATCATTAAGACCCCTTGTTATATATGCAGGATCTAATTTATTGATAATTTCTTTATTAATATTAAAATTTACAAAATATAAAAACCCTACCTTAGGGGCTCGATCGTAGTTATTTTGAACATACAAGCGATTGGCATGTTGATAATCTCTGAGATCACCATCGCTCTTGCCTAACAATCCGCCAGCTATACCACCTAAGAAATTTGTAAATGCATTACTCATACTAATATTTAGTCAAATAAAAAGGCCTGGTTTTTAAGCCAGGCCTTGTTTGATAAAAACGATTTATTAACCGCCCAGTGCCAATGTACGGATTGTGCGTCCTACATCTACACCTAATCCAGTGCGATCTCCGCCTGGACGATTTAGTTGGATAGCGTTATCGTAACTGATGGTTAATGAAATATCCATTGGATCATTGCTGTTATAGTCGCCACCTTGATAAGCTGCCTGTTTAATAAAACATCCTAAGAATTCAAAACTTTCTAAACTGGTTGGTTCGTAAGCACCATTACCACCATCGGTAATTTCAACACGCATTCTGAACTTGTAATCAACACCCGATGCTGCGCCACTTTGCTCATAGAAATCAAATTGCTTCTGTAATTGTTCACCGACCTTTCTAGTAACCGCGCCTGTAACATCGTCACGTAGAACTACTTTGGTATCAGCAAAACTATGACGTCCTGCTAATTTAACAGTGCTGTTATAAACTTTTAATGCGATTTGTTCGAAACTTACGTCAGGTCTTCCTGCGTTCATAACCTGTTTGGTCATTTCTGTACTGGGTGCGCCGGCAACTCCAAAATTATCGAACGTAACACGAAAACGATATCTCAGTTTCGGCATCAACAAACCTTGAGTATTGCTACTTTGATTTGTTGATAATGGCACTGTAAATCTATTTAAACTTGCGATTGGCATCTGGATGCTCCTTTATTCTTATTATTTACCTATTATTTTCCGGCAGCAATTTCACCAGTATTCTTGATTCTTAATGGGATGTAGATGAACTCTACAGCCTTAACTGGTTCAATAGCAATATCCATATAAAGTTCACTACGGTCAATTCTTGCAGGAGTATTATTGGTAGTGTCGCACACCACAATAAAGTCATATAGAGCACGTTGGCCTACCAACTCAATTAATAGACTTTCAGCAGCAGATTTGATCTCTCTACGTGTCTGTGTATCATTAGGCTCAAACAAGAATGGCTTGGCCAATATACTTAATTGTCTACGTAGATATGCTACAAGTCTTACTACATTAATACGATCCAATGCACTGGCCTCACTGGCACGAGTCTGTTGACCAAAGTTAACTAGTCCAACACCGGGCAACGTAGCGATAGGATTGATAGCAATCTTATCAGTTGGATTTTGCATTACATCGCGCAACGCTTGATATAGTGCTGCTGTTTTAAATTCGCCTTCACCTGTAATATATCCTACGGATGTAGCATTATCGACGCCGCCCCGGCGTGTTCCTGCTGGTGCGAACCAAGGATAGCTCTTAGCATCACTGTTAGTAATGGTGCGTAACATCATATGGCTTGCTGGCACAACAATATTCTTACCTGTGTTATCTGTAGTGTAACCGCTTGGATAGAATACACCTAAATAATTATCGTGTGTAACCAATCCATCTTCACCGTTGTCATAGGCCTTAGCAGTGTTTTTACCCCAAGCTGCTAGATCGGTGGCATTAGGTGCTAGTCTAAATGGTGTATCACCGACTACAAATGCTGTTTGACCAATATCTGTATTAAATGCAACCATATTAGCAATAGTCTCTGGGTATCCAGGTGTGGCAATTAAGTTGAATGTTAGTGTATCGGTATCTCTAATTGCGGTGTTTGTATCGATGAAAGATTTTAGTCCGCTAACAACAAACTTTCTCTGAGCTAGTCGACCAAACACTCCGCTACCGTCCTCGTTGTTGCCGCTTACACAGGTCCAGCGATTTGGGTTATAACCTTCCATACTTTCATTGTCATATCTAACATTGTTGGCATTAACATCTATTGCGCCAACCATATATTCTTTAACATTATATCCTGAGCGGCGTAAGTTCCATAATCTAATACCCTTTGGATACAAGTCAGGATCAGGAGCATCTGGATCTACATAATTACTAGACAATAGATTTACAATAGTTGCCGGATCTTCATCGGCTCCTGCTGTACTCCAACGAGCATTAGCAAATACCCATCCATCTGGGCTGCTTTGATCTGTGGTATCTTGTAGATTCCAAGTCTTTGAATCAGCATCATAGACATATACATCTTTACCATATCTATCTGTATCGGCAGTGCTGACCCAAATATCATTTGTAGCTAGATCTGTGCCATCACTTTGTGTAGTAGGCTCGAGCGCAGATACAATTGGGCCAGCTGGATCTGTGTCCGGGTAAGCATTTAAGTATCCAGACCAATTGGTTCCAGTATGGACCATAATATCAACTTCACCTAAGTTAACATCGTACCAAAGTTTTCCATCTGCTGGTGTAGTATACGGGGCAGTGGTCTTAGCTTGATAGCTTAATGGCTTCCAGTTAGAAGCTAGGTAATCAAATGCGCTATCCGGAGAAGCATACACATTGGTTATTCCTGTGCCGGTGTTAATACCGATATTGTTTAGTGGTGTTCCTGCTCCGTCTTTATATTCAAAATCACCACCTAATAAATGACTGATTGTTAATTTGTTAGTGGTATCGTTGTAGGACGCAGAGATGTTAGTCAATGTTGAAGCAATAATAGCTGTCGCAGCATTCTTAGCAACACTATTCTTTGCCCCAGTTGTCCAAGGAGCAACGGTGATCTCTACAGTGGGCCCCCAACCTGTGCCACTGGCTAATGTTTCTCTAATAGTAAATTTTTGTGTAGCAACACTGCTGGTTGTAGTTGCGGCAGGGCTGGTTACAACAGTAGCACCGGATCCGTTCCGTCTCCATAATTTAAAGTCGGCAACTGGATTAGTTGCGTGATCATAATTGGATTCGATAAACAAAGTGCCCACTGTTAGATTCTTTCCGCCACCGGTAAAGTCTAGCTTTTGTAGGGCTTGTTGTGTACTGGCATAGATTGGAGCAGATACTGTGCTCCAGGTCTGAGTCGAACCACTGTAATATTTTACACTCCAATTTGCTCCATTGCCCGGAGTTGTTGTTTTAATCCAAACACTACCTGTATGAGTGGCTGTAGAAGTGAAATCTGGATAGTCAGTATGGGGGCTGATTTTTAGGGTCTTGTTAGTAGTAGTAGAGGCAGAATTTATCCAATTAGCACCGCCCACTACTTGCCAAGAAGAAGTAGATCTGTACCATAGTGTATTTTCATTGTCAGCAGTTACAACCATAGCGTAATCGCCAACTGCTTCGTCTAATCTTCCAGCAACCGGAGTCTTACCATCATTAGTAACCGTATCTACATTAGTATCATCAATTATTAACGGAGTTATAGGAACAAAGTCGCCTTTGTTGCTTTTTAATGTTGGGTCCCACTCAAATATACCGTATAGACTGTTATCGCTATCAACCCAGTATGTACCAGCAACTGGACTACCTTTTGGAATAGCAGTTGTTGGAGTTAGCTGTCCTAGATCAACATCGGCACGAGCAATGTAAGCACGTGAACTTACACCTAATAAACTGTATGCTGCCTGTAGACCATATTCATTTAATTCGTTGCCGTGGATTGGATTTCCAGCGGCATCGGTATAAAATCTTGGAGTTCCAAATGTATCTACTAAATCGCGCTGACTAGTAATAACATATACTTTACCGATATTAGCCGCTGTGGTGCCTTGCGCGGTTCCGCCACTTGGATTGGTTTTGTCTTGTGCTGTAGCAACGAATAAAATAGGAACGGTTCCCGGAGCAGCCGGAGTATAAAAACTCTCGTCAATTACTGTTACGAGCGTGCCTGGTGATTGTAGTGTAGCCATTTTGTATGATCTCCTGATGGATTTACTTCATATTATTTAGCCACTATATTAAAAAATCTCTAGGTTAAATACATATGAAAAGGGCACAAAAAGGGCAGTCGTATGCGTAAATTATGTAAGAAATGTCAACAACGTCCGGTAGCCGTTAACTACCGCAAAGAAGGGCGTGTCTTTTACAGAAGCCAGTGCGACCACTGTGCTCGTGGTTTAGAAAAATCCAAACCACTATGGGTATTGTCAGGTTATAAGAAAAGAGACCAGTGTGATCGCTGCGGGTTTAAAAGTCGCCACCCGGAGGTTTTTAATGTCTTTTATGTTGATGGCAACTTAACCAACAATAGAATTATCAATCTTAAAACAGTCTGTGCTAATTGCCAGCGAACACTTCATCAAGATGGAGTGCGTTGGCGTCAGGGCGATTTAACTCCCGATTTTTAACCACTGATTCTAATGTGGTAAACAGGTCTTCGATAGATCCATTATTATCAATTTCAAGATCGATGGGTTGACCGATCCAGGCAGTTTCACTGGCATGGATTCCTAGATCTTCAAGTCGTTTACGACCAAGTGCCCATCCCATATTTCCATTTGGGCCTTTATTATAATTTTCAGCGTGATAATACCACTCAGGTTCTGGCCCGCGTTTAATTCTAATTACCTTTCCACCGGCATTTTTAATCGCCGTAATCTCATTGGGAAAACGCACATCGCTAATAACAATATTATCACGTGTTTTGCGCATTTTATTTTCTAAACTGGCAATCCAGATTTCGTCGTGGAACGCTCCACGTAGGACTTCTGTTCCCCAATATTGTAGAATCCATCTAGGAGTAAGATTAGCTATACCTAAACGCAATGACCACCATGTATCAACTTGTTCTCGCCATTCTCTGGCTTCTTTGGTACGACCTTCTAGCAGTGTCCTATCCCATCCAAATACTGCTGCTACAGCGTCTTTCAGTGTGCTGGCGAAACTATCTCGCCTAAATTGATGATAATTTACAAGGTAGTCTGCTGCTGTGTCTTTGCCGGCTGAGATAAACCCTACAAAACCGATAATCATATGCTCTCCCATTAGATAGCAATATTATATTACAGTCTAGTTAAAAAATCAATTACAATTTAGCCAATTACCCAGGTAAGAGGGGTTCCGCCGTCCTTGTAGTTGATTAGGTCTTGCTCAAGAACTTCAATTTCAGCCTTGCCTTCACCTTTGAGAGCAGCACCATTTAACTGTGTAGAACCTTGTGGGCTGGCAATACTGGCAAATTTTTCACGTGCCTCGCCTAACATAAGTTTACAAGTGGCCAAACTGTAGTCATATAACCACTGTCTTGCTTGCGGGTCTTGTAGTAAATTAAAGTCTGGACGATAGTTATACATCCAAACTAGTAATTCTTCCTCATTGCGAGGACGCTGCATTAGCGTCAACAACTTGGTAGTCTGGTTAAATGTAAAATTGATATCACTACCGAACATTTTACCTACTTGTTTTTGATAGCTGGCAAATGCGTAATAGGTAGCCAACCCGCCCATATGAGTAGATGTTAGCAAATAGGTATTAGAGTAGGCTAGATTAAATGGTTCGAACAAACTACCACCATCGCCGCCACCTGTGCGACTACCAATACTGCGACGAAATAACTGTCGAATACCCATTACTTCCTTCGGCATGATATAATCGTTGGTATCGGTTATGGTAGTAATAAATCCAAAACTTTCTTCAACACTGTTGCTGCTGCGTTGTCGAAATTTAGTCAGGGCGCGATCTATGGCAATGTTGTAATCTTTGGGTTCTAATTCAACATCGACCATGCTGCCGCCCAGCATACTTTGAATATATTCTATAACTTGTTGTCTTTCGGTTAAGGAGTCGCTCATATGAATATTTATACTAATAAATACAAGACTATGCCAAGACTCAGTTTATACCGCCCGGAGAAAGGAAAAGATTTTCGTTTCTTAGATCGTATCATCAACGAAGAATTTCAAGTAGGTGGAACCGACGTTTACCTACACAAATATCTAGGACCAGTTGATCCACTTGAAGGAGCCAGCACCCCAGGAACTCCTGTGAATACCAATCCTATTCCAGAACTAGGAATTCAGGATGTGATTTTTATGGAAAACAGAGATAGACATTATGACCCCGATGTTTATGTTATGCGCTGTATCTACACCATGCAGGACTTGGATTTTAATTTAAGTCAATTTGGATTATTTTTACAGAATGATAACATCTTGATTCATTTCCATTTGCGTAATACCGTGGATACAATTCAAAGAAAAGTCATGCCAGGGGATGTAATAGAATTACCACACCTCAAAGATGAATACGCACTGGATAATAACTTGGTAGCATTAAAACGATTTTATGTTATACAGGATGTTAGTCGCCCTGCTGCAGGATTTAGTCAAACATGGTATCCGCATTTGCTTCGTGCTAAATGTGTGCCTATGGTGGATAGTCAAGAGTTTAAAGAAATACTGGAGAGTGATGCTGGGGCAGGCAATGGTAGTACATTAAAAGATCTGCTCAGTTCCTATCAACGCAGTATTGAAATTAATGATCAAATCATTGCAGAGGCAGAAAAAGATGCTCCTAGCAGTGGATACAATACAACAAATTTGTATGTTGTTCCTACTAGAGAATCAGGATTAGTTAATGTTGCCGATGCCAGCACAGAATATGCCGATGCCAGTACCGAATTAGAAGTATTAGATGCTAGTGTGGTATTACAAACTCCAAATAAAAATTACTATTTGAATTATCTCAGTGATGATGGGATTCCTCCTAACGGAGCAGCATATGGATTTGGTATATCTTTCCCATCTACACCTATTAAAGGACAATTTTATTTAAGAACAGACTATTTGCCCAATAGGCTATATAGATATGATGGTAGACATTGGATAAAATTTGAAGATAATGTGCGAATGACACTGAATAATCTAGGAAATGACGATACCGCCAGTGGAGCATATGCTGGACAACAGGTTAAGAAGACACAGAAAATGACCTTTATCAATAATAATACTACCGCTACAATCAACGGCGAAGTAGTTCCGGAGCGTCAGGCACTAAGTAAAGCATTGCGTCCAAAGGCGGATAATTAAAATGAGTGATTTCTTTTATGATGGCCAAGTAAGACGATATCTATCTCAGTTCATGCGCATCATGAGCAACTTCAGTGTGAAAGATGCCAAGGGACAATTGACTCGTGTTCCTGTGCGATACGGTGATATGGATCGTCAGGTATCTCAAATATTGAATAAAAACAGTGAAAACGCTATTCCTAGCGCACCTTTTATTGCTTGTTATATTAAAGATCTTCAATATGATCGTGCTAGGATGCAGGAACCTACATTTGTTAGCACAGTTAATATTAGAGAACGTGCAGTAGATGCAGCCGGTAATCAATATCTAAACACTCAAGGTAGTAATTATACAGTAGAACGTATGATGCCTGTTCCATATCTTGCTGAATTTGCTGCAGATCTCTGGACTACCAATACTGATCAAAAACTACAACTATGGGAACAGATAGCAGTATTGTTCAATCCCAGTTTAGAATTACAAACAACTGACAATTATATTGATTGGACCAGTATTAGTGTACTGACTCTCAAGAGCCAGACATGGACAAGTCAAACTGTACCTCAGGGATTAGAACAAAACATAGATATATTGAATATGGTGTTTGATACTCATGTGTGGATTACACCGCCAGTTAAGGTCAAGAAGTTAGGTATTATTACCAAAATTATTACCACAGCATTCAGTGTAGAACAAGGAGTTATTAGAGATGACTATAGCAATGCTGATGCTGTGTTAGAATCACTAGGAGATACACTGCTCAATGTTGTAGTAACACCGGGAGACTTTGATTTATTAGTAATGAACAATGTTGCTACCTTGATAGCACAAAATGGACAAAATGATTTTATAGATCTCACTGTTCCTTCATATCAAAATTCTTGGCGTAGTATATTAGATTTATATCCAGGATCATTTAAAGCAGGTATCAGTCAAATAAGATTAAAGAAGGATGATGGCACAGAAATAGTTGCCTATATTAGTCTTGATCCAGTAGACGAAAGACGTATGGCATTAAACATTGACAGCGACACTATACCTACCAATACCATTATTAGTGGTAGAGGAACAGTGGATGCTATCATCAATCCTGAAACATTTAACCCCAGTGGTAGAGTTAGTGGCACTAGATATTTGATCTTAGAAGACCTTAATATAAATGACCTATATGGGGAGACAGGATACGACGGTCCAGATGCTTGGAAAAATTCAGATAACTCCGATCCACAGGCTCACGCTAACGATATTATAGAATGGGATGGTAGCCAATGGAATATTATATTCGATTCTACTACTGCTACCAGTGTAATTTACATAACTAATTCGTATACAGGTGTTCAATACAAATGGAATCAAGGATCATGGAGCAAGAGTTTCGAGGGGGTTTACGACAAAGCTCTATGGCGACTAGTACTGTAAATCGTATTGTATGCAGTGGCGGACTATTTCTTTCTAAAGACACTCGCCGTTTTTTATTATTATTGCGTAGTTCAGGAAAAACAGCAGGTACTTGGGGATTAGTGGGAGGTAAAAAAGAGCCTGCTGATAGTACTCCAGTAGATACACTAATAAGAGAAACACAAGAAGAAGTAGGACGTACTCCCACTGTGAGAAAAATAGTGCCGTTAGAACTGTTTACCAGTAATGATCAGCACTTTCAATACAATACCTATGTATTATTAGTAGATAAAGAATTTATTCCCACATTAAACAGTGAGCATGAGGGATATGCTTGGTGCAATTATAACTCGTGGCCTAAGCCATTACACCAAGGTGTTAAAAATAGTTTCAATAATAAGACAATACGAGCAAAATTAGAAGTATTATTAGACTTAATTTAACAAATCTGGACCAAACGCCCAGGTTCCGAGGTGTCTTAATTCCATACTAAGGTTAGTATCAATCTTAACAGTGTATCCTGCCTGTGCTATTTTTTGGCAAAGTATCATATCTTCACCAAGATGATCATTGCTTTCGGGGCTCCACCCAAACTCAAACCACGGTTTAGGAATACTGTCAAATATATCTGCTCGCATCAGCATACAGCCCATGCCTACACCTTCCACAGGAACTAATTCATCCCTAGTCTCAAAAGGTAAGGGATCTTCCCAATTTCCAATTGATTCATAGGCAACACCTTTAGCAGGCAATTGTCGTCTGATATAATTAGCGGCTACAATGGGCTCTTTATGAGCCAACAATCGCAATGCGGTGCTGGCAGGAGCAACTATGTCGCTGTCTAACCACAGTAGATATTCTGCTCCAGTATCTCTACCAAACGTAGCAAGGCGTTCTCTCTGTGTAAGAAGAATGGTGCTGGCATCCATAATAACCTGTGTGTCTATACCATTCATAGTGTTTAGTTTAACTATCTCAGTAAGACATAGTGCGTGAGCACTGTGTAGTAAATCTCTAGTAGGAACTAGTATTGCCAGTTTGCTTTTTTTAATCGACCATTGACTTGTGGCAAACACACTTTTTTTCATGCACCCGCCACATCTCTGCTTAAAGTCTCTCCTTGTATAACTAATTCTCTAATGGAATTAATCAAGTCTTGTGTTCTTTTAGCAGTAAGGATAAAGTCACTTGGACTGAGTTTACAGGTCATGTTCATGGTTTCTTCGCTGACCTTTTCTTTACACAGCACTTCAATAGCACCACGACGAGCTAGATTTTCGATAAAATTTTGTCTTACAATATCATCATCTTTGCTGAGTATTTCTAAGCATTCGTCTTGATCTAAATCTTCTGCTAGTTCTTCAAGGATAGCCAATTCTGCTGCCTTTTCTTCCGAAGGTTCATATTCATTTCGAAGAACTTGAATTCTATGTAAAAATGCTAGCAGTGTTTCTGGGTTTATTGTTCTGTCATTATAAACAATATTGTCCAATTCCCAGCGGCTGGGGCCAGCTGGGACTTGTGATAGGATGTAATCTACGTTTAATTTTTTCATTGTTAACCATTTTAGTTAGGATAAGCATTGGGAGTTGTTTTACCACCAAATGTGCTAGAAAAACTAATTTGAGCACCTAATGTCTTCCCGCCGTAACTAACACCAAGTGTAGCACTTAATTTAATATTGCTACCAGCTGTATGACCAGCACCTGAAAATGCTGTATATACCTGGCCCATTACTATTGCTGCCCCTGTTGCTGGTAAAATTGCCACAATGTTTATCCTTTGTTAGATAAGGCAGCAACAGTTTCTCGCAGTTGGTTAATTTGCTGTTGTTGCTCTTTAATAGCCTCTACCAATAACGGAATTAGTTTTTCATATTGTACAGTTTGGTAATTTTCTCCCGATTTACTTCCGCCTGCTCCGTCATCATCAAATGGTGCTGGACGAACTGCTTCCGGCAGTACTGTTTTAACTTCATCAGCAAACAATCCTGCTAACTTTTTAGTTCTATCATACCCATAAGATTCTGCTAGAGCATTTGGTGTATATGTAATACCTGTTAATGATAACACTCTAACTACAGCGTTGTCAATGATTTGGACATTTTCCTTAAGTCGTCTGTCCGAATAATATGCTGTGATTTCGTTGCTAGCACGAATTTCACCTGGTACACCTGCTGCGGCAGTTCCTGCGGATATTGCCCCGCCCACCATAGCGTTTCCACCAATACCGACACCGCCATTGATTACCTGTAAAGCACCGGTGGTGGTCGAGGTTGCGGTACTTGTTCCAAATAATTGAACATCCCTATTAGGGTTAACACGCAGAGCAATACCGTATCCAGTTGGTCCCCACCCTACGTTATATGTTGCAAGATCAATTGCACCTGAACCATTGGCAAGAATCCTAAGGCTAGTGTTAATACCACCATACTGAGTGCCCTGATTAGCACTAATAGAATTTGTATCGCCGGAAGACCCTCTTCCTAATATAATCTGTGGGGATCCTGGACTAAGAGAACTGCTACCAAAAATTAAATTCCCAGAAGCTATAGGGTTGACAATATCTCCGCCGACATACAAATTACCACCGATACCAGCACCGCCTGCTACCTGTAAAGCACCGGTGATAGTTGAAGTTGCCGCCGTGGTATTTGTTATTGTAAATTGAGTAGATAATGGACTACCCGGTCCCTGCGGTCCTTGAGCACCGGTATTGCCCTGTGGTCCCTGCGGTCCTTGAGCACCAGTATTGCCCTGTGGTCCCTGCGGTCCTTGAGCACCAGTATTGCCCTGTGGTCCCTGAGGTCCTTGAGCACCGGTATTGCCCTGTGGTCCCTGAGGTCCTTGAGCACCGGTATTGCCCTGTGGTCCTTGTGGTCCTTGAGCACCGGTATTGCCCTGTGGTCCTTGTGGTCCTTGAGCACCGGTATTGCCCTGTGGTCCTTGTGGTCCAGTGACTCCCTGCGGTCCCTGTGCGCCAGTATTGCCTTGTGGTCCCTGTGGTCCTTGAGCACCGGTTACACCTTGTGGTCCGGTCACTCCCTGCGGTCCTTGCGGACCTACTGTAGAAGCCCATGCAAATGCAGTACCGTTCCAACTTAGATATGTGCTGGCACTAACAGGTGCTGTTATAAAACTGGTTGCGCCGGCACCGGTTTGATAGTGTATTTGATTACTACTACCACCAATAATGTTATTTGCACTAACTGCGTTGTTAACATAAATGCTACCTGTGCTGGTAAATGCAGGTGCCGATCCAGCACCAGCACTGACCAATAACCAACCAGCTGATCCCTGTCCAAGGAAAGCAGTGGTATTGGCAGCACTTTGATATACTAATGCCCCGTTTCCTGCTCCGTTGCCTAATATATTAGCAGCATATCCTACTTGAATACTTGTTGTATTGGTATAAGTAGGAGCGCTGGTCCCGGCACTGACTAAAAGTTGTCCTGCTGTTCCCGGTCCGGCAAAACTTGTTGTATCAGCGGCGCTTTGATATACCAGTTGACCTGCCGTTCCGCCAACGATATTTGTGGCCTTAGAGGATGTTCCGGAAAATGCACCAACAAATGTTGTAGCAGTAACCGTTCCACCAACATATAATCCACCACCGATACCAGCTCCACCTACTACTGTTAGCGCACCGGTTGTAGTGCTAGCAGAACCTGTGGTATTGGTGAGAGCAATATTACCAGTTCTAAATGTTCCAAATTGAGCGCTAGAAAAATCCCCTAATCCACTTTCAGCACCTGAACTATACCAATGCAGTTCTTTAGTTGTATTATCAAGAACTAATGCAGCATTGGTATCTGTTGAATTGGTATAATAATGGAACCTAAAACCAATGTCTTTGCCGTCGTCTACAGTCCATTGTCCATTCACACCGCTCGGTGGAACGTGTATTTCTAATAAATTATCTGTATAATATGTGTTACTACTTAGAACATTAGTAGCAGTACCATTAAAAGTCACAGATCCGCTGAATGTAGTAGCACCAGATACTACCAATGTACCGCCAATTCCAACATTATTAACAAAATAACTGTCGCCAGTTACACCTAATCCGCCACCGGTGACAATTAAACTTTGTCCCGATGAAGCGCTTGAACTACCAGTACCACTGGTAGCTTGAACTTGTGTTACGTATGTAGGAGCGCTGGCACCTGCTGTTAATAATGATTTTTGTGTTCCGCTTAACGATAAAAATGCTGTAGTATTGGCAGCACTTTGATATGGTAAACTACCAGCAGCACCGGATAATAAATTGGCTGCATATCCGACTTGTTGTGTGCTAGTATTACCTGCATTTAAGATATTGGCTACGGCTGCATTACCGACATACATACTAGCAGTGCTAGCAAATGCTGTTGCCCCAGCGCCGGTTTGATAAGCAAAATAACCTGCTGTACCACCTGCTAAATTACTAGCCGTTGTTACCAGTGTACTTGTAGTGAATCCTAATGTTATACTGCCTGTAGAAGCACTAACTGTTACTCCACCACCTGCTGTTAAAGATGTTACACCTAGGTTAGTAATTGTTACTGCAGAACTTCCGTTAAACGAACCTCCACTTAGACCTGAACCAATAGTTAATGCGTTGGCCACACTACCGGCTGAACCTGTAGCAGAATCGGCAGTTACCGCACGATTAACATAGATACTGCCTGTGCTGGTATATGTAGGGGCGCTGGTTCCGGCGCTGACTAAAATCTGTCCTGCTGTGCCTGGGCCAGCAAATCCAGTTGTGCCCGGGGCTGTTTGATATACTATTTGTCCTGCTGTACCGTTTAATATATTTGTAGCAGTAACTCCGCCTGGCAGGCTTGCCGCTGCTGCTATAGATGAAGATAATGTCGATGTAGTGACTAATGATGCTCCGGAAACAGTTATCGAAGTTCCAACAGCCTTAAGTGCAAGTGAACCAACATATAATGTTCCGCTAGTTAAATAAAGATCTCTAAAAGGATTAGCGAGAGATCCCAAATCTACTGCGGCATTTCCTGGCATAATAGAACCGCCAACATATAAATTACCGCCGATGCCAGCACCGCCATTAATTACCTGTAAAGCACCGGTTGTGGTGCTAGTGGCTGCTGTAGAATTATTAACAGTTAATACAGCACCCGATAAAAATGATCCAGCCGTAGTAGCAAATCCAACCTGTATGCTGCCGGTGTTGGTATATGTAGGGGCGCTGGTTCCGGCACTGACCAATAGTTGTCCTGCTGTGCCCGGGCCAACAAACCCTGTTACACCTGGGGCACTTTGATAATTTAATTGTCCGGCGGTACCACCACTTATGTTAGTAGCAGTGGTTGCCGATGCGGCGCTACCACCGTAAGCAAGACTGGTCCAGGCCGTGGTTCCGTCACCGTATTTTATTTTACCTGTATCAGTTTCTAGTCCGGGTTCGCCTTGTGATAATGTAGGGTTAGCCGCGGTCCAATTTGCTGCCGTGTCTCTTCTAAGTTGTATTTTATATGCCATTTTTCTTTATGCTCCTCCGCCGGAAACGATTTCTGCGGTTTGATAAACACTGTTGGCAAATCCGCCGTCGATATTTAATAGAGTATTTACTGTTTGTATCGTAATTACGCTACTAGTTATGGTAGCGGTGGTTCCGGTAGCAAGATTAATTGTATTAATTGATCCTAGACTATTTCCAAAGTATTGAACGGCGACTGACCCGCTTGCTGTACTTAATGCCCATGGCCCGATATAAACACTGGTCGCTGTTATTGCTCCGCCTACATTGATATTGCCGGCGACCCCTAATCCCCCAGATACCGTTAATGCTCCAGTTGAAGTACCTGTAGAAACAGTGGTGTCTGTTACCGCTAATTTTTTTGTCGAAACTTTGCTAGTTGT